TCTGCAACTCTTTTATTTTTATAATTTAATTTATTAAATTCTGTACTTATATCATCTAAATTAATAGAAACTGAATTTCCATCTTTGTCTTTACAAATAAAATTACCGCTAGCATCTTCTAAAATTGAAGTAACAGTTGGGTAAAGACTTCTTATTGCTGTATGTGTAGTTATAAGACTCATGCTTTAAGCTCCATAGCCCACATTGCTGCTCCGTTAGATGTTGACCCTGGAGCAGAATAGAAACCTACATAAGCAGTTCCCGAACCTCCTATTCTTGAGTGATAAAGAGTAAATGTCATGGCATTTGTAGTCCCTGCTGTTTGCTTATAAAAAAAGTTTTGTTGAATCCAAGGCCCACTACCTAAATTAGCTGTCCATGTTTTATAAGTACTATCAACACTAGACCCATTATGGATTGCAAATTCGTGTTCATTAGTATTATCAGAATAAACAGACATATATCCTCCTATTATTATTAAATTACTTGCGTTTGTTGGAGTTATATCTACATGATTACCAGTGCTTTCCATATTTCCAGCACTTTCTGAGTGTCTATTATTAATATCAGAAGTTGGTGCAGAAATATACTGAATAATACTATTTGATCCTCCAGCACCAATTCCCGTTCCAGTGACTCCACTATTTGTAATAGCCATTCTTTCAACACCATTGGTTGAAAATTTTATGGTATCTGCTGCATACGATATTCCGCTATTACTGTCCTGCCCACGCTGACTTGGTGCGGAAACACTTCCGTCAACTGTTGCTATTCCTGTTGTTCCGTCAAGTATAAAAGCCATAATTAAACGATAGATAAAACAGAAGTTGATGGAATTGTTAAAGTCGCATTAATTGTCAATGGCCCGAAAACTCCTGCATTTATATTAGACGCTCCATCACCGATTGTATAGTCCTGATCCATCTGATTCTCATTCTCGTGAAAAATAGCTTCAGTTCCTCCACCAGTAGCTCCACCGCCTCCACCGATAGCACCCCAAGCGTTTGTATAACCTTCAAATTGGTTTAAATCAGTATTATATCTAAACTGTCCTGCTGCTGCTTGTGGTTGATTAGCTTGACCAGGCTGTTGAGCAGTATTACCTTTAGGAACAAGTAAAAAACCAGTAGATGACATCGTAACATCACCTGTCATCGTAGGACTTGCTGCTACAACATGACCAAAGTTTGCTTCGTTTATTTTTCCTAAAACAACATAAGTTGCTGCATCATTTGAAACTGCCGTTGCTATTTTTAGTTCGTTAGTAGAAGTATTTATATGAGGCTGATACTGAGCTATATTCGCTGCTCCTGTTGGATCGCTACTTCCAGCACTTAATGTTCTTAAGGCTGTAAATATTTCATTGATCTTTGCACGAACCGCAGCACCCGTTCCGTTGGCGGTATTATAATTATTACCTGTTTCACTGGTAGTAGAGCCTGGTCTAGCCATTTAAAAAAGTAACATTGAACCTATTCTAACTTGCTTTACCAAATCCGACAGCTTGATAGGTGAAATTTCTATCAACTGAAGCATTTGAAGAGTTTTTAAAGTGAACAGTAAAACCCGTTCCAGAAACATTTGATATTTCAAAAAAGTCTCCAGATTGCATATTTTGTGCGGTAATACCAACTGAAGGCAATATACTATTTGCTCCACCTTCAGTATTGGCAGTCCCCACAAAGAAAGGATGTTGGAACGTAACTGCTTTTGCTCCTGCTCCACTTGCTGTAGTCGAAGGACTCTGTTCAGTTCTTTGTTCCATAGAAGCTGTATAGCCTAACTGAAATACTCTAATATCTTGGTTAGGATCTTTACTTGTCAAATTAACTTTAAATTTAAAACCTCTGCCTTTATATCTTCCATTTGCAAAAGTTTGAAATGGTTTATAAGTAGGAGATCCACTATTAGGATCATCTTGAGTAACCGCAACTAACATTTCAGCATTAACTTCAGTTGCAACATCTCCATCAAAAGTACCAGTTGTAGGAAAACCAAGATCTCTTGAATCAAATAAGTCTGAAGGGAAGAAGGCTTCGGTCAAGAAATGACGTTTTAAATCTAAAGTAAATACATCTCCTAAATCTAAGAAAGTTCCTCCTGCTGTTCCACCGAACTCATAAGTACCAAAAGGCTTAATACCACCAAGATCATCTATAGAATCAACGTCATCAAATGTTCCTGTAATACTTCCACCAATATCATCAAACAGACCGCCACCAATTAAGTTAAGAGAATTTGTTGTTGCATCGAAAGCAACATCCGTTTTTGTCCCTTGGAATTTTGGAACGTCTAAATCTTCTCTCCTTGTTTGAATTAATTTATCATCAACTGTATCTGGTAAATCTATAACTACACTTGCCTCACCATTACTGAATCTACCTCCATCATCTTGAAATTTGAGAATGTACTCTCCTTCAAGTAATGCAACATCAACAGTAGTTGAGTTTCCAGCAGCTTTTGCTAAATCAACTGCATTAGAGAATGTTCCCGTTCCATCGGTTTTTGAAGAGTGTCTTATATAAACTAATCCTCCGTGAGTTACATCTAAATCAGTTGATAAATTCCAACGTAATTTTACAGTTGTTTTGTCTATTGGTTCTCCCGTAAGTCCAGTTACATCAGCAGGAACAGCAGTTTTACCAATAGTGTTAAAAGTGTCAGTTGCAGCCGTAGCACTAGGTTCTAATGCAGCATTTAAACTGCGAACAGAAACTTCATAAGATCCTACTTTTGTGTTAAATATTTCAAAATCAGGACTACTTGTTGTAGCTGAAACAATATTATTATCATCAAATCTATAGTTCACCATATAATTGGAAACACCAGCTACAGGCTGCCATCTAACAATTAATTTTGATACAGGTTGATTATTAATTAGAACGATTACTTCATCTGCTGATAATCCAGTAGGAGGAGGCTTAAGAAGATTTAAAACTGATATTTGCTGTGGTGTTATGGCCTGTCCATCTTCAATAAATGCGTACTTTTCATCTACATAAGCTAAAGCAGAAACCCCATATCTAATACCATCATTTTCTTCAACAGACATTACTCTGAATGATTGAGCAGAAACAGTATCATTTTCAAGCAACCAAACACTATTAGCATTTGGAGTAGTACTAAATGGACTAGAAGAATCAATAGTAATTACTTTTCCCGATATTCCCGTTACATTTTTAGTTTCAACTGTTCCATTTGGCATTATTACACTTAATTTAGGATTGTTTTCAGCCGATAAATCGGTTGCATCTGAATTGTCTACAGTTATTTGAGTTGTTGTAGCACTGCTAATTCTTCCTCCTCTTCTTACACCTGATCTTGCTGGATCAGCAATGCTAACAATCGTTCCAGGTCTAACAACTATCCCAGATTCCATTGATACAGAGAAATTTACAGCTTCAGTTTCTCTTTGTTCAGCAAATAATATTGCCTTTGCAAATCTTCTGGCTTGACCTCTACTTGTGCAACCTAATGCTTTTACTCTTTTAACGTGCAGCCCATATTTACTTCTATAAGCTGCCTCCGCTTCAACTTCTTCAAAATCTAAATCTCTAGTTTCCATATTGAAATATGAAACTGCGACTACTGTGCTTCTAGTTTTTAAACTGCTTCCTGTATAACTAAATCCCTCTGGGCCAACATTAGCTAAAGTAAATAAATAGCTTGGATCTTTTGGACTATCTTGAGTAAGAAGTAATGCCCCTTCAGACCAGATAGGCATACATCTCATTATTCCTGATAAAGTTCTTATAACATCAAATGCTTCTATACTTGTTTGAATATTTATATTGCAAGCAAATCTAGCTTCTTGTCCACCAAAGCCATCATCAACAAGAGTATTAGAAAACTTACTGGCAGTTACAAATGAAAATAAATCTAAATTACTATCAACAATATGATTACCTAACCCATATCTAGTATTGGTAAGCAAGTCAAGAAGTATCATTGCAGGACACGTTGTCCATTGAGCAGCACCCATTACACCATTAAAAATATAACCAGTGGGGTATTGTATTCTTCCTGTTTGTAAGTCTACAGTTGGAGTGCCAGATGAGTTAGCTCCTGCACCTGGAATCCTTACTTTTACTCCTCTAACTTTAAATTTTCTGCCAGGAATCCTGCTAAAAAACTCTGAATCTAAACGTAATCTTGTAAAGGCACTATCAGGATATGTGCTTGTATCATCCTCTAATTCTGAATAAGATTGCCAAACTAAATCTCGAAAATCTCTATCTGTGCTATTTGCTGTTGTTTTTACTAAGCGAACATCTACAGGATGAGCACCAGTGAGTGCTACTCTATATTCTCTGTTATAAGCATCTGCGGTTCTACCCCTAATAGTGTCAGAATGAACTGTTGTAAAACCACCGCCATTATACTGAAGTTGAATATCAAAACTAACTTGATTTCCTACTATATCTCCATCGTCTTCAATAACCTGTAATACAGGAACAGTAACAGTTACTTTTACAGCATCTAAATCACTGTTGTTAGTAAGTTGTCTTGTTATTGGTGTACCATTCTCAACATTTACTCCTACAGTAAAAAGAGAGGCACTTCCCGAAACCTTTGACATTTTAGTTTGAGGATTCGTACCAAAACGAATGTCAAGATCTACGTTTTGATGGTTAAAATCAACATCTTGTGGGTTAGTTGAATCAGCCGTAGAAGATAAAATAGGAGTATCGTCTAGAAAAATATCTTTTTTTGCAGCGTTAAGATAGGCAGTAGTACCTTTAGTTCTGCCTTCTTTTGATGGGCTAGAAAAACCCTCTATTTCACCTTCAGAAATAAGATCAAGTAAAGTCGCAAATTGTTTACTGTGTAAATTATCTTCAGCAATAGTCGGTGGATCGCCACCACCGCTTTTACCGCCACCGCCAGATCCAGCAATAAACTTGTTATCTTCAATCATACCTGTACCGCTTCTGTATCTATATCACCACTTATAACAACTGATCCTGTAAAAATCTCACCATAAACAATAGGAACTGGAGTACCAGCCCTTGCTGTATTTTGCGTGCCAGCGAAATTAAATGATATTTGTGGATTATCTTCAAAACCAATATCTTGGGTTGGATACAGCATATTACCTACACCTTGTAATACTAAACCAGCACCAATCGCACTAATACCTGTACCTATAAGAGTTCCTGCTGTTCCTCCTACGGTAAGGCCAGCAGTAGCTTGAGAGCCAGCAGCTAAAGCTCCACTAAAACTTTGAGTACCGAATAATCCTGCACCTGGGAAAAAGAATGACGCACCAATTAATAATCCTCCTATCAAAATACTGTTAAAAGTATCTCCACCAGCACCACTGATAACAGGAATTATGTGAATATCTTGCTGTCCTATGGGAAAATTTAATTCATCTTTGTTAATTTGATAATCACCAATTTTTACCTGATAATATTTAGGGTTCATATAAGATTCAACTTCTGGAAAATTATTTCTTAGAAAACTAATAGCTTGAGGTAAATTATGTACTTTAATTTCAAATTCTTTATGGCCTATGAACTTAGCCAACTCTCCATATAGTTTTAATTTACGCAACATAACGCAACCTCTTGCCTGTACATTTTAGTAACCAAGGTGAGTATGGTTCTTTACAACTAAGTCTACTAGAAAAATGATGCAAGACATCTCCGTCTATAAAAATAGCCACATGATTTAAACCAGAATCCAATATGGACATAAATAATAAATCACCATTCTCAAGTTTCTCATCTGGTTCTAATTCTCTAAAACCTGTAGCTTCAGCACATCTTTCAAACATAGGATCTTTGATAAATTCTTCTGGGGTTGTGGGTCGTTTCCAATCTCTAAGTTCAATATTTTTTTCTTCCTTATACCAATCTCTAACTAATGACCAACAATCTGTAACACCCCAAACCCATTCTCTTCCTATCAAAGGGGCTTTATATCCTCTAGGTTCACAGTAACTCCATTGTTCTGTTTTTGGATTGACAATATGCCAAGGCAGATTTGATTTCTCACAACTAACTAAGTCTGCCTGACTAGGAGTTGGGGGTGTAATTGGATGACTATGAACAATAGCTGTTATCTCTCCTGTATTATCTGCCCTAACATAATCTTCTGGATCAAGGATGAAGCACTGATGATTGGTCATGGATAAATTACGGCAAGGATAGTAAGTTTCCTTTCCTTTTACATTTAACAACAAACCGCAACATTCTTTTGGGTCTTCGACCTTTGCATGGCTAAGAGCAACTTCTTTCCAATCACTCATGGCATAAACGTACCAATAGAGGGAAATAATTCTTTTGTACAGACTCTCAAAGGGATTCTTATATTTGCTAGATCAAATGAAGCAGCCAATTCAAATTGAACTACTGCTCTATTTTCTGCTGATTTTCTGTCTATTTTATAAATTTCCTGTGGGTATTCTGCTGTAGGATCTGGCGTACCATAAGGGTTTGATTGACTTGTAGTAGTTGTAGATGTTGTTTGCTGGATCGTATTTGGATTGTTCATTGTGATTGTATTACCCATATTATTTCCATGAGTTTGACAGTAATATCGAAGATCATTCGGAGCACCTGGGTAGGCTGGTTGATAAGTAACTGTTGCATCTGTTCCAAGCGTTCCAGTATTAGTTGTTGTTTGCTGTCCTCCAGCATCAGATTTTATTCGTAAAGGATGGTTTACATTAGAACTATGAGATTGATTGAATATATAAGTTGAACCACGTTTCATTGTAATAACTGGTTTTTGAACTCCATTTATTGCAAAGACGTTAGCACCATAAGAATCTTGAACTACTGTGACAGTATATGTGACAGTTTCAGCGTCAGAGGGATCAGCTACAGTTTGAGTTGTAGTAGTTGTTGTAGCTACGGGATCAAAGTTTGCAGCATCTAAAAATCTGGCTAACGTTGTTCTTCTTTTTACTATCGCACCAGTAAGGTCATTTCCAGGTGTTACTTGATTTACATTCAATAATATTGCAGTAATTACATTAGTAACATTACTGATTGTCAACGTAGGTCTAGGTAACTGACCATTTGCATATTTAAAACCATCAGCTTCCATTGGTATTGCAATATAAGTATTCCCATCCCAAATAATATTTCCATTATTTACCTCATTCGTGCCAGCGTGAAATCTATATGTAGTAGCAGATCCATGTAAAGCTGCATCTGTTGTCAGTTCAAATAACTCTATAAGTGAACCAGGATTTATTGATTGAGTTTCAGATATAGGATTTGCCATTAAGGTTCAAATACTTGTGTAAATGTTGCGTTTATTCTATTTCTATCAAAACTAAATACTTCTTTAGTAAAAGAAGGGCATACCCATTTAAAAGTAGTTGATGAATCTGGAGGAGACCAATCAAAAGATGCTCCATCAACTTTTCTTGCTTCTAAAAATGTTTCAATCTCAGTTGCATCTTCATTGTCAACATTGAATGTCAGAGTCCATTGTTTTGCCTTTTGATTTATACCAAAAGTAAATCTTTGTTGATAGCCATCACCAAATTGAACTGTTCTTGTATTAGTAATATCAGTTTTATTTGCAGAAAAGACAGGATTGTAGTTAGGGAAAGTAGCCATTATCTTAATAAACCTCCTGGTCTTCTTTGTTTTAATAATTCTGATTGTATCGCTGCTGAAATAACTCTGCCAAGTTCTTTACTTTGTTGGGCATCACCTTGAACAGACGATCCAGAAGCATCTACATTTACATTAATATTTGTACTACCTCCACCTAGTTTGTCATTAGGTATTATTGTACCTGATCTTTTTGGTACGAATAGTTCTGGCCCTTTCTCTCCTACTACAAAACTGCCTCCTGTTCTTACTGGTCCACCTTTTGATCTAGTTCCTAAAATAGGTAAACCACCAAAACCAGGGATCTTAGATAGTAATGTATTTACACCAAGTCGTATAAGAGAGGAACTTAAATCATTTAATATCGCTTTAGCTGCATCACCTAAAGTTTTTGTTCCTTGTATAGCAGCAGTTATATTGTCAGTAACACCAGAAGCAATAGATTCTCCAATTCTTTCAAAATTAGTTCTCATATCCTTAGTAGATTCATTTAATTTATCTGTTGCTTCAGCAAGCTCAGACATTGAATCAATTTCTTCATCTATTTCATCTTGTATTTTTTCAAGTGTTGTTAGTCTTGTTTGAAGTTCTTTACTAAGTTCTCCCTCTTTAGCCTGTTTTTGAAGAAGTTTATCAATCTCAACCTGTAAATTATCTTTGGCTATAGCACCCTCCTTTTCAATAGAAGCAAGAGTCTTGGCTAGTTCTGGGTTTATTCCCTGTTTTCTTAGTTCTAATATTCGCTTTGATTCTTCTTTCTCTGCTTTTAAACTAATTCCAAGAGCGTCAAACTTCTGAGTTAAGTTATCCGCTTCTATTGTTGTATTTCTTCTTATTGCAAATATTTTTTCTTCAGCACTAATTTGAGCTAATAATGCTTTCCTTCTAGCTCCTTCACCTCCCTGACCTCTCATAGATTCAGCAGCTTTTCTTCTTGCAACTAAGGCTTTTGCCTCTGCATCTCCTTCTCCTGCTGCTGCTGCAACTGTTTGAGTGGCTGCATCTGCTTCTAATTGTTCTTGCAATCCAGTAATTCTAATTATGAAGTTTGCGACTCCCGCTGTAAATGCTTGTAATTTAGTAAGAGCGAGCGTAAATTGACCACCTAATAATCGTGTAGTATCACCAAATTGTCTTATGGCATCGACTCCCTTTTGCCCTATTTGAGTGGACATTAAGTTCATGGCAGCATTGAAGGCTGCTGTTTTACCTTTTGTCTGTTCAATCAGTTTTATTCGAGCTTCTTCTGCCGATCCTTGTAAACCCAGTGCGTCTATAGCAGCTTGGCTATTTTGTGTGAATGGTCCAAGAGCTTGACCTAATTCGCTTATTGCATTTATGGCATTTTGAATACTGGTTACTAAAGCGGTAGCTGCAATACCTCCTGCAAAACCACCCATGCCACCAAACATTCCACCTACACCACCACCTAAAGCTCCTGCTGCTGCTACACCTGGACCTTGACCAAATAATAGAGGGAAACCTCCACTTATAAGAGCACTCTCAAAGTCAAAGCCTCTAGTAGGAGAGGGCATCCTAAATCTTGGTATTGCCCTACTAAATCCACCAGCTTGACCTGTAGCCTTAACTCTTGTATCTAGCATTTGAGCACTAGGCAGAGCAAGCATACTTCCACCTGGTCCTCTAGTTTTTAGTAGACCATCTTGGAACTTGGCTATATTTGTTCCAAGTTGACCAAATTTATCTCCTAATTTTATAAGATTATTTGCTTGCCTTAAAGTCTGTCTGTTGTTTTTCTCGATTGCTCTATTAACTCTAATAGTCTGTCTATTTCTTATTCGCTCAGAGCCTACTAACTTGTTATTAGCTTCTATTCCTCTTTCAATAGCAGCATTTCTACGTTTTTCAAAAAATTCAGCTTTTTCTACAGAACTTGCAGTAAACTCTCCTGCTTTATCCCTTACAGTTTCTCCTAACCTTTCTATGCCCCTACCTTTTATGTCTTTTGAGCTAGGCAAAGCTAGTAAATTCCCTGGACCGACACCTTTTCTCTGGCTATCAATAAATCCACCCATTCCTCCTGCCAATTTATTAGCACTGCCAGATAAACGTAGAACATTTATTCGCTCTTGTGCTGTCAGAGTTCTTTCGGTGGCTTTTGCTACTCCTGCTTGAGCTTTTTGTTGCTTTTGTGTGGTTAATATTAATTTTTCGGCATTTTGAATTTTTTTCTTCTGTTCCTCAACAATCTTTCTATCTTGATTTAAGCTATCAGTTACACTTCTTTCTGAAACTTTCTTCAAAGCTGCCATTTCGTCATCTAAATTTCTTCCTTGGGCTTTTAGTTTATTGGCTGCTCTTTGTGCTCTATTTATATTAGATAAAGCTGTATTTTGTAATCTTAAACTGGCTAACTCATCTTTTAATGGATCTTTAGCAGCCCCAGAACCTTTTCCACCACCTTTTAGGTTTTTCTTGTTTATTGCGTTTACGTTTTTGCTTATACTGCTTAACTTCTGCTCTAACTGACTAATCGAGCCAAGATTCCGTACTTTTACATCTATCTCGGCTTTATATGCCACAGTCAAAAAGAAATACTTACTTTATTTTACATTAAATAAACTGATTAGCACTATCTAGCACGTTTTATTTTCTGGTACTGCTTTTCCTGTTCTTCGTTCAATATTTGAAAGTAAGCACTCCAACCAATAAGTTCTTGCTCTGTCATTTCCCCTATTTCGTGGAGCGTTTTGCCTAATTCTTTAGCTACTCCAAACTTGAGCATCATCCAGTTATCCTTTTTTAACTGGCTGGCTAAGATTTTGGGTCTATTACTTCTTCCTCCTCTGCGTTTATCACTGCAAGCATAAGAGACTGAAGGTCACTGTCCTTTACTTCATTTTTGAGAACGTCTATTTCTCCTGCGTTGAATAGTTTTGTTCCGTTTTCATCTAATGCTTTGTTTATTAATAATTGTAAAGCAAAGCCATTTGAGTCATCGCTTTTTACTTGCCTTTGTGCCCTTTCACGCTCTGCCATTGTCAAAGGCGTTACATACATAACAAAGAGCGATCCATCGGATAGTTTTACCTCTTTTTTGATTGGGCTGAGATTTGCAGCTTTTCTCAGTCTGTCGAGAGCGTTCATTGTCGCCATAAATTTCGTATTGTTTTTATTAGTGTACTTCATTATGCAATAAAAAACCTCGGATTGACCGAGGTTCATAATAATTAATAACTGCTAGTAAAATATTATGCAGTCTTAGATAGGTCGAATGTAGGAGCAGCACTAGGTCTGAAGGCTATCTCTACAATCTGTCCATCATCTGGGTTTACGTTGAAACTTGCAGAAGTAAGAATGATGTCTGCCAAAATTGATCTACTTGCAGTTTGATCTACGTTAGCACCACTCATCTGACGATCAATATACAATCTTACTTTTGCACCAGCTTGCTGACGTTGGATAACGTCTTCAACCATTCTACTGGATAGAAGTGTGTCATCATCTGTTGAATAAACACTAGCAGAGCCACTACCATCAGCAAAACCTGAGATGAAGGTTCTAAATGGTGCGGTTTGAGTAACTGTTTGACCGATACTTGTTACGTCAATTTCTGCTCTGGTTATCTCAAAACTCCACTCTCTTACAGATCCAACAACTAATGGTGCTGTAAATGTGATACTTGCAAATGTTCCAGCAACGAAAGTAGGAGATGCTGAAGCTGTTACTGCTGCTCCTCCTGCTGTTGAGGAAACTGTCATAACACCAGTTGAAGCATCATAAGTTTTTACAAAGTAATCTGCTGGTGGGATACAGTTGGTTATTGTAGATCCCCCTGGATATGCGAGTGTTACTGTGTCATTTACTCTATAACCCAACTGAGATCCGACAGTTATGTTTCCTCCTGATGAAGGAAAAGCTGATGCTGTAAGAGTTGTTGCACTTGTACCAGCAGGAGAATAATATAAC